ATATACTTCAGGCAAGAAGGTAAGTTACACCTACTCAATGTTCATAAAGCAGGAAATGGCCAAACTCAAAACCAAGCAACATCCGAGAGGCATCCAGGCCCCATCAGAAATACTGAAGTATTTGATAGGGCGATGGACGAGACCGGCCTCGAAGAGAGTAGCGAAGGTGTGGAATATCCATAATTGCATTACGTATGCGTCAGGCATGACACCTAGTCAGATAGGGAAATGGATGACGCTAACCGAGGAGGAGTTTGCTGACCCAATTTATTTGGAGGTTGATTACTCTAGGTGGGATGCACATTTGGGATTGGAAGCATTAGGTTGCGAGCTAGGCATCTACGAGAGGATGGGCTTTGACACGCAAGTGTTGAAAACCATGAGGAGATTGCAGTTTCAATCAGTTGGAAGAACCAAACGAGATGTGATTTACACAGTGAACGGCACACGCAAGTCGGGTGATCCGAACACTTCAGTTGGAAATTCACTATTGAATGGTTTGATCAACGCTCATTGCCTGAGCAAGTTTGGGAAATTCAAGCTTATGGTATTAGGTGATGATATGGTTGCAGCAATAGAACGACAAGCGTGGAAAGACGAAAGTCAGGAAGCGTACATTGGACAAATGGTTGCCTTGGGTCTAAAACCTGAAATTCAGGTACATATGACACCACATAAGGTGAGCTTTTGTTCCTCGTATTTCTACCCATGTGAAGTGGAAGGCCGTAGAACTCATATATTAGCGCCGAAGGCGGGCAGATGTTTGTCCAAATTTGGTTATCAAATAGGTGTAAGAACACGCAAGGACCCTCAAACCCTATTGGGGATAGCGTTAGGACTCGCACCTCAGGGTTACGTCGTACCAGGTTTGAACAGTTATATTCGAGCCATACAATCTACCGTTAGAGAAGAACCAATCATGCCCGGCTGGTATCGCTCTGATGGGATGGATACAATCGTATGTAGAACTGTTGAAACGGAACAAATGGTTCAAGACGTATACGGTATGAGTTGGGCAAGGCTGGAGCAATGGGCATGGCGTGATCGACAAAATTTTGTTGATCATTGCCTGGCATGTGAGTAGAAGTTGTGGCGACAGCGAAAAATGAGCAACGCAAGGAGCAATGGCAGATTGCCACGAAGAAGGTTGGCCCGTTTGGCGACCTTCGTTAGCAAACCACACATCCGTCCACCTCTCTATACGGATCGTGGAAAAGCCCTATCTGATCAGATGATTGGGCATCATGTAGCACTCTTTGGAGTGAAACCAGTGACTGTTTCAGGAACGGTGCGCTTAGCGGCCGTTGAAATCCAGGAGGTCAGCGGGACTAAGGTGGCCCAGCACGTCAATCTTGACGAGCTGGGTTTTACTCCGTCACGTCTGTCACAGTACATGAAACTCTACGAAAGATGGAAGGTGAACGCTATGTCGTTCGAATACGAACCCACGGTGGCGAAAACGCAAGCAGGAACGGTCATCATGAGCCCTGAGTACGATCCTGAGGACATTTTTGATACAGTTCTCACGGAGGCGGGTGCTGGACTAGTTCTTATGGAACAGGCCAATGCTGTTCAAGGCCCGGTTAGCGAGCGTTTTACGTGCCACATGCCGCCCGAAGAGGCACCATTTCACGATGATCCACTGTATTGTGCGCCTATTACTGAAGCGAGGTTGTGCTCGTACGGAAAACTTAGGTATTTCGTTTCGGGAACAACCGGACTTTCGGATGGCGATTTGGTAGGCTATATCAATATGAGATATCGCCTTACCTTCTTCATTCCACAACGAGATGCGAGCTACCCATCTCTTGAAGACACAACTGTTGATCGGTTAGTGATACCGGTTGCCCCAGCAAATGGAAACTACAGTATTCCTGACGTCCCAGATACAACAACTCAGGTGACACCGAGAATTGCCACAGGTTCTGATACCCCCGTGGCCGTCACCGGTGGAACGTTGTATACTGGTGTGTTATCCACAAGGACGAATATGGAACTGCGTGACATTGAAGGTGTTCAAGTACCAGCTGGCACGCGCATTTGGTTCGAGGCGGCACATTCCACTTGTGCGGCAGGAGTGATCTCACCGGCAGGTGC